ATTCCTACTCGTACAGGTCAAAAGAATAATACTAACCTTTCAATAGGTTTTAGTGCTACATGGTCTAGACCATTAGATAAAGAACTACAGCAGCAATGTAAGGATGCAGCAGCAGCAAACATTGCATTGATGAATCAACAAAATGCCAACAAGCGTCTTGACTTTGAGATAGCTAGGTTAAAAAATTGTGGGGAATTATTAAAAGCTGGAATTCGTTTTACACCTGGCACAAAATATGCAAAGATCTGTGCTGATGTACAGGTTGCTGGTGTTAACTTTATGGTTCCACATCAACATGAGATACCTAAAGTATCTACAGAAGCATCAGATTTAAAAGATATATCTATCGGTAATTAATATTTTCTTTTCTTAGGAAGTTTGAGAGGAGGAAGACCTTTCTTCTCTCGATACTTATTAGTTTGAATTTCAGTAGCAGAGAGTTTGGGAGGTTCTTTACCAAGTATCTTCTTAACTCTCTTTATTATTTGTTTAACGATTGGTTTAACAATCTTCAATAAGAAAGGTGTGGCAGCAGCTGCAGCTGTTGCTACCACAGCAATGGATGCTGTTGTTGTCACTTGATTTGTAGATGGTATTCCTTTAATGACTTGATCAACAATAGTAATATCTTCTTTGATTGGTATACATTCTTTTCCCACCAATCTATACTCAGTAATTTTTTTAGTACCACTATCAGTAAGAGTACCAATCGGTTGTGTTAATTGTTGTACCTCTGTAGGGCACTTTACTTCCGCTGTAGCGGCGTCCTTTGGTATTTCAGGTGGTTCGACATCTATTTCCTTTGGAGGAGCAACAGGGGGCACCTGTGCCTCTCCTGTAAATTCTAGATCATCGCTATTATAATTGATAGGGTTAAAGGATGGTGCTTCACCATCACAATAAACCTTCACGCCTTTAGGATCATCACTCTCCAGCATGTTATTTTCATCCACCTCATGTGCTTCAACACATCCTGGCACATCAACAATAGGTACACCAATCTGAGTAGTGACTGGCGGACCTATTTGTATTGCTTGTGGTGGTTCAAGTAAATAGTCAGGGGTGAAAGGTATCTGAATAATATCAATCTCACCACCCTTGATTTTAATCTCAGGGATATCCATTTAACAATCATTAAATACGCTACCGACTTGTGAACCTACTTCTGAACCTGCTTTATTTCCTAGTAGCAACGCCCAACCGCCAGCTAACCATCCAATGTAAGGGATGTTAGATAAGGCAGGTGTAAGAGTACCAGCAACAATAGCACTACCTGCCATTGCACCTTGACTTCTTGCTCCAGCGTCCGCCACTAAACACTCTACTTCTTTTGCACTCATCTTTCCCTCATAGTCCAGTGTTTCGGCACCTCCAAGATTTCTGAATCCATCCATAGTGTATTGGTCGCGACGATACTCTATGCGATTCTCTACACCACCACCAAACAATCCTTTCTTATCTTTTATAAAGTCTAGAGATCTTTCGGATTCTAAAATGGTAGGATCGTTTGCTTTATATTCAATTTCATATCCATCCTTACCAGCTTTGATACTGTAAGAAGAATAATCTCCATGAGGTATATTAATTGTAGGAACCATAGGTGTCTTTGGTCTATGAAATACATATCCCAACAGTCCAACGTGTGCTACTGCGAGTAAACCTCCAACAGTAGCAACAACATATTTGAATTTAATCATATCTAAAACGGTAATGCAGGACCAGTTGCTTCAGGTAACGAAGGCATAGACTCGCCAACAATACCTGGCAAAGCATCTGTTACGCCACCCATTACTTGTTCTTTAATATTATTTTTTACTCCTTCAATGATAGCATCCTTCTGTACATAGATGAATACTCCACTACCCACTACTGCTAGTGATACTACGCCACTTAGGATGGCGATTCCGTTAATAATTTTTTGCATGATTTTATTTGTCAGATGGAACAATTTTTACAGGAGCAGATTCAATCCTGATAGTCTGTGCAGGTGCAGTCTCTGATGCCTTAGCGATAAGAAACTCCATATCTTTTTTAGATATGTTAGCACTACCAGGATCACTATCACCTTTCTTCTTTTTACCTCCCGTCTGGACGCCAAAAGTAGCTAAAGTTCCTGTGAAAACCGAAGCTATGAAAGTTGGATCAATCTTTTCTCCTGCGTCATAGCCTGGTATTTTAACGTAGTTCAAAGTTAAAATTCCTGCGGACCACACGAGAACGATCAACCTTATTAGTGTCGCTAAGTATTGAAGTTGTTCTTCCTTATCATCAACTGCTTCTTTAAGCTTACCTAGAGGACCTTTCGGTTTCTTGTCGGCAACCTCTTTAGTTTCTGCCATAGTATTATATTATTTGTGCTTCTATTTAGGTTAGTTATGGGGATCAAAATATCTGATCATCCAACCCGTAACAGATAACGCAATTACTACTATGATTAATGCTGTCATTACGCCTGTGCCTCCTTCCATGAAAAACGTGCGTCGATGTTTCTGTTACCATTCGTTAAGTTTCTAACACGAATAGCAAGAACCTCAGGACCATCTGGGAAGATACCCGTTGGGTTTGGTGCAGAAGTATTCAGGTATTGAGTAGATCCACCACCTAGAATAGAGTTAGAGATCTCTTTAACTTCGTTCAAACTATAACTGTTAACACCGTTATCAGAATAGAATGCGAAGATAACTTCTCCTCCAGTTAGTTCTGCTTGAGTTCCAAGAATTGCATATTGTGCAAGAGATGTACCACCAACGTTGATCCAGTTGGTAGTAATACTAGTGACAGGATTCAACACCAACTCAACGAAGAACTTACCGTTAGATGAGATGTCAACCTGACGCAGAACCAACTGCATTCTATTCACAAGTTCTCTAGTACCAAAGTTATCTGGAATACCATTGTCAACTGATGGTGCTACACGTAGAGCAATGATCGCTCTGGTTGAACCTGCACTAATACCACGCTGTTGTTTCGTAGCAGCGGTGTAAACATATGCTCGGTCATCGTCCAGTCTACCGTCCATGATAATAGATGAACCCCAGTGACTAATCTGCGGTACAGATGTTGCACCAATCAGTTCAACACCCACAGGTTGAGTAGCATCATAGTTAAAGCTCTGTGCTGATGTAGATCCAAGAGGAATAAATTTAACAGAAGATGGGTTTGCACTGGTTACTGCTCTACTTAATGCAACATTACTACCACTAATAGAATGAACAAAAGTGTCAGCAGGGATACCAGATCCAACAACTCTTTGTCCTTTCTGAATACCACTATTAGAACTTACAGTACCAGCAGATGCACCCGATGCCATAGTCAAGTTAACACTTGAGTTACCAGATTGCTCTCTAGTAATACCAGTAAATGATCCAGAGAATGAACGTGAAAGTGGAGACAATGGAGATCCAACCTGTGTATCAAGAGAGATACCAGTTGAGTCACCTTGAGTTAAAGTAATTTTAAAAGTTGTAGCAGATGGAACTGCAGCAACAAAGTATGGTTTATTAGCAACAATATTTGAGAACGGTTGGTCAAATATAATAGTCTGCTGACCACCAGGACTTAGACCACTAGTAGATGCAACTTCAATAGTATTTGCAGATCCACTTACACTAACAACATCTTGAATAAATTGAGTCTTACCAGTGTAGTTAATGTATTCCTGAACACCTGCAGTACCACCTGTAGTTCTCTTAACACGAAGAGTTCCTGATGATGGGAAGTGTGTAGGTGCTGTGTTTAGATACATCGTAGTATCTCCACTAGAGAATGTCTTCGATGTAGTAGTATTAGGAGGTATAGTATTAACTTCGTAACGAGCTGGTAGGTTACCAGATCTCATGTATGCTTCAGTGTTCTGGTTGTTGTTAGGAATCTTGTGGGCGTAGATAACGTCACCATCCAATGCACGGAAACCCCAACGTACAAAACCTGCACCATACCAAGAGTAATCCATGTAGAACATCTGCATCTTGGTTGGGTCAAGAGTATATCCAGACTTACCAGTACCATCACAACGGTCAATGTTCCAGTCAGACTGATTCCATTCTGTTTCTACAGTCTTAGTTACAATCAGATTCTGTGCAGCAAGTTGTCCAGAATCATTAGGTCCACGATAGTCAGGGAAGATAACCAACTGTGTATCAGAGATGATACCATCAACACGATAAGAAGAACCACGTAGAACAATGTAATCACCTGGTTTTAATTGCTTGGAGAACTTAGTTCCTTGTCCGTTAGCAGCAGTATAACTAGAAACCAAAGTGCTTCCATTTGCTACAGAAACTCTACCTGACAACTGGAATGTAGAAGTTCTACGTACAACACTAAGGTTACCACTTGCCCAACGGAAGAAGATACCATTCTGTTGATCCATCATACCAAGTTCTAACCTAGTACCATATGAATTAACAGGAGTTACAGTATAATTACCAGAAGCTTCTGATTCTGATGGAGCAGATGAAGCAGTATACTGGAAAGTATATGGGTTAATGACATTAGTAACATCATGAATGCCATTGTAATTGTTATCAGTTACACCACGAACATCAACAACTGTATCTCTAGTAACGTTATGTGCTTCAGAAGATACAACAGTTACAGTAGTACCAGATGCTGAGATGTTATCAAGGTTTGGTAGTGCTGGTTCCAAGATAGAACCAGTAGAGAATGCTACACCTTTACCAGACTGATATCTAAAGTAACGTTTTGTCTGCCTAACTGCCTGTTGATTCTTAGAAGCAGAGTTTGTAGAGAACTTTACACCACCATCAAATGATCTATGTACAGATGATCCTTGTGGTCTAGGATATAATTTAATAGTTCCACTGTTTACAGAACCAGATGGTGCTGCATCAGGGAAATAATAGAATCTAGTTGGGGTTTCTACCCTAGCAACAACCCATGAACCATTAACATTAGTACCACCAGATCCAGCGATTGCAATTTCATTACCAATTTCTAAACCATGTGCTTGTGTAGTATCTACCTGAATAGCACCAGACATCACACCAGATGGTGTGGACAAGGTAATTGATCCACCAAGATCAGATCCACTAAAGTGAATACCCTGATAGATAGCAGTTCTGGCAGCAACATATACGTTCTGAGCACCTTGAGTCCATTCGTATTTTGCAGTATATGTAAAACCAACAAACTGTCCTACCGTACTTACACTATCAATAATGAAGACACCATTTGCACCTTGGAATTCAGAGTCTTGAACATAGATGGCAGAACCAGCAGAAGGAGGAGAAGAACATGAAACATCAATCTGTCTACTGTTACTATTGGTTTGCATCTCAGTAATCACAATAGGATCTTGTGACTTATATGCAAATGGGTTGTTGTTGATCATCGCCAACGATTCCCACTTGGTATCCTGAGTACCATACTCAAAGTCAGTATCAATCTGTGACTGTGGTTGAGAAATCTTTGACTTGTTTACAGCATCATTGTATGTTTCTGATGGTTTAATAGTCTCTTCAAAGTCATCATAAACAATCTGCAACTTGTCTGTATCAGACATGCTGGTTGTATTATATGTCAACACAACTCTTGTAGTAGTGTTGTTACGAATATCAGTAGCAATTTCGTAAGTGGTAGCGGTCAGTTCAGGATCCGAGAAATTATAGATCACTTTATTCTCTGTCACGTTCGTGATAAGAACCAGTTGCTCACGCTGAATACCACCTGGAATGATAACCTCTCTAGCGGATGCATCAAAGAGATAATAATTACTTTTAATGGATTTTCTTGCCATTACCTATGTTCCTCGGATTGATATACTTATGCTTTATGTATTTATCAGACTCCGTACTTACTACGGGTAGCATTAAAGTTCGCAGCAATCTCTGTTGCTGAGAGAGCAGCACCATAAAATCTAAACTCAGCAACATCACCGTCCCAATATTCAGACGTTGGAACTATAGGGTTAACTCCAATTCTAGGATCATTAGCACTATAAGACATCGTTGTAGAAGCAGTGTTGCCTGTAGCATTAGATCCATTAATCCAAACTGTTAGGTTATTAGATTCTCTTTTGGCAACAAAATGATACCAAGTACCTGTCGAATAACTAGTTGAACCTGCACTAGCAGTACGTCTATCTGTTCCATTATAGTCTCCAATAAACCATCCAACTGAAGTTCCATATCCTATACCATAAAATCCACCAGCATTAGAACTTTGACTATAGTAAAGAGCATTCCATGGATTTGGAAAACTATCAGCTCTTACCCAAGTTTCTACAGTAAAATCACTCGTTCCTGTTGCAAGATAATTACCGCCAGGAGGACTAATCCAACTACCAGATCCAGTACTGAAATGATCTCCCTCAAATGTTGCTGAACCAAAAATTGTACCAGTCTCAGTCTGACTAGCAAGACTATTAACAGAGGAAGTTGATGGAGTAACAGCAGCAGTAGTTGTTTCAATGTATGTTCTATCAACACTACCTTCTTCAATTTGGAACCCTGCTAGATACCATATTCCAAGAGGTGGTTGATTGTGACTAATGTTAAATCCACATTGATAATTTTGACTATATTGTGGTGTAAAAGTAAATATTTGTTTGTACCACCCATTTCCAACTGGAGTATTCTTATCAAATGTTTGCGAAGGAGCTTCAAAGGTAGGACTAAATGTAGCACAACTGAATGAAGGACCATTTGTAATACCCCTTCCTTCCCATGGTTCTGATATTGTACCATTCTTAAAATAAAGACTGAAGGTGTAAGTTTTACCAGCAGTTAAAGCTGTCCATCTTCCTCTACGAAAATAACCAGTAGCCTGAGCAGGATGTTCACATTTTAGAACACCACCATATCCACCCCAAGGATCTTTGATTGTGTAATCTATAACAGTAGTTGTAGCACTACCATCATTTAAAATACTAGTTGCCTCACGACTTGGGTAGAGTAAATTCTGTGCTGTATCATAAGTCGCTCTGTTATTAAAGTCATAATTTAATTTTAAATTAGTATTAATTAAAATAGGATCACTAATAACCTTAGGTGCTGTTTCAGCTGCTTCGTTGATATACTTAGACTTAGTAGCGTTGTAGTT